GCCACCTTCCCTTCAGAGTCTCGAACAGCCTCATGAAGTTTTAGGGTTTTGGTACTTGATTCAAATTTAACCATAGCAAATTTTTGGTTACCTTTGTTAGTACTAAGGTTGCGGTTCCGTACCTTTCGGGCGGTTCCGTTTTTCCTTCTCTTTGAGTTTGAGTCCTTTGAGGACTCTTGCTCGCCCCTTTTTATTGAAGTTTCTTTCGACACTTCTTTGTTGACGGGGTCTTGCGGTTTTTGGCTTTGAGTCATACTCATTTTCAATCTCCTGATTAACTGTAATTGGCCGCTTTGGCGGTTTCTCAGTTCGGTTAAGTTCATATCCAAATCTCTCCTCTATTACAAATAAGGACCGATCTGGAAGTGTGTTCCCATCATCTCTTAGCAATTGCCGAGAAATGTTATCTAATAAATCGATGAAAGTCGACATATTACTGTTACTCGCTTGGGTAGCGTTTGTACCTGGGTTTGTAAATCCCACACTGACGGGTAACTCCGTCCAGTCTGAAGTAATTTCATGTGGTTGAACACCAACATTTATCACTTTAGCATGTATCGATAGCTGAATAGATGTCAATCTATAAAACTTCGATATATCATCCAAAGTTGACTCAATATCCTCTCTTGCTGTCGGGTTATAGAAGTTCTTAACCAGCTTCAACAAGCGTTTCTTTTGAATCCTGTCTACGTCCAGAATGTTAATCCATTCTGACCATGACATATCTTGGGTCTTTATTCCAATACCGCCTAAATCAACAGGTAATATTGCCTTCATAGCCCATCTCTTTTCTCGTTTTGTGAGGTGTTTTAATCCCTCTGAACCGTAGAAATCAATGAGATCTACTAACTGATCTGGATGCAAAACCATCTTCGTTTTTACCGAAGGTGATATGCCATTCACAGTAAGGATTTTTCCGCAGAATTCTGCATAGTCAGGCGATATAACAGACTTTGTCATGTTTATCGATACTCCTATGTTCTGCATAGTGACCTTATACATTTCAGCTAACTCCGGATTTCGTATAGCGATATCATCGCCTACGATAACCCATTGTGCCTCTGTAAGGTCTAACTTTAATGACTTGCTTAAAGCCTCCATCATATAATGATGAGTCAAAGTAGCTATCGGAAACGACGGGTTGAAACCCATCGGTTGACCGACTTTCCATGTGACGGACGCAAAGAGAGCGTCTAAAGGAATCGGTGATTTCTTTTCCAGTTTGGTTTTAACCAGACCTTTTAAAGAATCATTTAGCCCAACGTCCCACGACTTCTGAACTACAGTGTCTAACACTGCAATATCAAAGTCATCTGCCCATCCATGCTTCTTCAACCTCTTTAACAACGAGAGCTGAAGTTCATAGGGGAACCTATCGGTGAATGCTGTAGCATCAAAGCTATAAACATCTCCTTGATTAGGATCTTTTAACCAATTGACGATCTCGAGTTGACCTTCAGATTGATC